CAGGCGTCGACAACTCCAATGAATACCGCTCGGTGCGGGTAGGAGACGACGGTCATTTCGGAAGCAGCACCGGCGAACGACAGGTTGGTGCGGGAACACTGAACGGCAACTTCAGCTACATCTACGCACACACCAGCACGTTGCTCTCATCAATCACGAGCGCGAACCTGCGCGGAACAAAGACGAGCATACCAATGCAGGCTGGCAGCACATGGCGTTGTTGCAATGCCACACAGATTGTCGTGAGCACGGGCGACATCACAGCCTACGACGTATGAACAACTCAGGGTTCGGATTAGGGGCAGCGTTTACCCCGACCAGCACGACTGACCACATCGTGGACGACTTGTTGTTTGCCACTGATGAGGACGACGTGATTGTCACCGACGAAGGCTTCGGCATCCGCACCCTCGATCACTCAGATTTCTAAGCCATGGCAACGACACGGATCAAAGACATCACCACAGCTGCTACGACTTTCAGCAGCGACGACTTCGTAGCCATCGATGGGGCTACATCGGGCACTAGGAAAATGGCCAAGGACGATCTCATCACTGAGGTCAGTTCTGGCGTATCAGGCACCTACCTGGAGGAGAGCAACAACCTCAGTGATGTCGACAGCCTGGATACGTCCAAGCTGAACATGGAGATACCTGACGTAGGCAGTGCAGGTAATCAGGCCCCGCTAAATTCTATGCTTTCGAGCATGGCGTATCAGGACAGTTCTGCCATCAGCGTAGGCCAGGCTGAAATCGAGACGCTTGAGGTGACCGACAAAGTGGACGGCAATCTGGGTATTAATACTACAGCCTCGTCAACTCACGCACTAGATGTGTTTGGGAGTGTAAACTGCTCCAGTGCCGTATATGCGGCTGACGTTGTTGTCAATGGGACAACACCTACGGTGACCCTAAACGACACGGACGGTGACGCAAACGCAGCAACGGCGTATGTTCAGTTTCAACAAGGCGGGACAGGCATTGGTAAAATCGGGGACATAGCGTCTGGACGCAGTGCAATGATGGTGACATCCGATTCCGGTAAAGAATTGATGTTTTTTACAGACGGACAAAATGCCTCATCTGCCACACCAGCCGTCACAGTTGACACCAGCCAGCGGGTCGGCATCGGAGGCTCGCCAAGCTACGATTTACACGTCACCAACGCATCAACCGCAGCTTCAATTGGTATAACCGGCACTGGGGGCAGTAAAGACACGTGGACGGTGACCAGCTCGGACAGCGGAGGCAAAGCGCTACTCAACTTTAAGGACGAGGATACGGCAAATACCGTCATGCGACTGCATCAGGACGGACAGGTCGGCATCGGGAACAGCTCGCCGGGTAGCTACTACTCTGAATCGGATGACCTCGTTATTGGGGATGTTTCTGGTGACAGAGGCATTACAGTTGTTTCGGGAACATCTGGCACGGGCAGCTTGTTTTTTGCTGACGGCACGTCTGGCGCAGACGCCTACCGTGGTCAAATACGTTATCTGCACAACGCAAATCAATTGATGTTCGCTGTAAACTCAAACGAGGCTTTCCGCGTCGGGTCTGGTGGCGACATAGTAATGGCCAGCGGCAATGGCATAGACTTCGGCGCGACAGTCCTCAGCGAATTTGAACAAGGCATTTTCACGGCCTCGGTTGCCCCTGCTACTAGCGGAACACTCACAATTGATACGGCTTCTGACCAACTTGCCTACGCCATCGTGGGCGACATCGTCACCGTCCACGGCCAAATCGCACTAGACGGCGCAAGCAGTCCAGTTGGTAACTACGTAAAAATCAATCTACCAGCAGCAATCGCCCTCGGGACACTGTCCGAGGATGCCGATTACAGCGCTGGCAGCTGCGTTGTCACAAGCGCTGCCGGTAATTTGGGTGACTACAGCCTTCTTGCGGTTGGAGGGGACTCATTTGTCAGGATCTACAAAAACACTGCCAGCACGTTCGGCGCAACTGCCGCTGACTTCAACGGCGATGAGTCGATCTACATCTCGATTACTTACCGCAAAGGCTAATCAATTTACCCTGGTCAGATGACTAGGACAGAAAACCAATGAGCATTACCAAACAAACTGCAGTCGACAAAATCGAAGTTGTCGGCTGGAACATCCAGGTCCGCGAAGCAACGATGATTGTCGAGGATGGCGTGTCACTTGCCAAATCATACAGCAGGTATGTCCTGACTCCTGATAGTGATTTGACCGACCAACCCCAACGTGTCGCAGACGTGGCAAACAGCGCCTGGGACACAGACACTCGCGCTGCTTTCGAGGCTCACAAGGCCAAGCAAGCTGCAGCCGAAGAACCAGCATCTGCCGAAGAACCAGCACCCGCTGAATAATCATGTCCAACTACAGCAGTCAGTGGCCACAGGTGAGGCCCGTGTTTATGCAAGACTACGGGAACTCGCCCCACATCGATCCCCGTGCAACTTTCAGTCGCTCCGACACAACCTCTAGCGGTGATTGGAACGCGTCTACAAACGCACCGGGCCTCGCTGATGGTTCTGGCACTGCTAACCAGTATTACCGTGTCTCGGTCGCTGGCACTCAAGACTTAGGCAGTGGCAGCATTACCTACGCAGTCGGTGACTACGTTAAATTCAGCGGTTCAGTTTGGTATAAGACGACTCAGCCGATTGGCGTCACTTACTGGAGTAATGAAAAACACCTCTCGTCGGAGAATCTCCTCCTCCAGTCGAGTAATTTCACTGCGTCTTGGTCTACGAGCAACATAGCGGTTTCAAGCACTGCATCCGCAGCACCCGACAGCTCCTCCAGTGCATACTTGGTTTACCCTAACGTCAACAGCTCTGCGGCGCGGGTTTATCAAACAGTTCAACCATCAGCGGGTCGTGTGGTCATCTCTGCTTACGCCAAGCCAGCGGGAAAAACTTCGTTCGGCATTATCGAAAAGCTGTTGGACGGGTCCACAAACTACAGTTGGTTTGACTTATCAGGCTCCGGGTCTGTTGGGACTAGTGACGGCGGCCACACGGCTGCAATAAGCCAGTCAGGCAATGGGTACTATCGATGCTCTATCGCACTGACAGCAAGTGGCAGTGCAAACTCAGTCATGTTTTATGTCAGCGACGCAACTGGCAGCACAACCGCAACCGCATCCGGCACTGATGGAGTTTATATCTATGGGACGCAAGTTGAGAATTTAAGTTCTGGTGGCCCTACAGCGCTTAACGCCACCACAACCCAGATTCATCGAGAGTATGCGCCGTCACTCAAATACGTGACACCAGCGACTGGCGGTATGGCTCGCTTTGAATACGACCCAGCGTCTGATGGGCAATCTATTGCCAAAGGCATTCTCATTGAGGGGCAAAGCACGAACCTCCAGAGATATGGAAGCAGCGTATCAAATTGGAGCGATTCAAGTACGGTTGCAGTAACCTCAGACGCGGGTGTCTCGCCAAGCGGAACGCTAACCGCTGATTTACTAGTAAGCCCAGCATCTGCTGGCGCACACTATGTGCTGGATGCAAGTATTGCATTCGCGGCTAGCACCACATATACGGCCTCGATTTACGTCAAATCTGCCGGTCACCAATACATACAGCTCTGCGGCAACTCAAATGCTTTCGGTTCCGGTAAGTTTGCCAACTTTGATTTGGTAAACGGCACGACTAGCGCAACCAACGCGACCAGCACAATTGATGCGGTCGGCAACGGTTGGTATCGAGTTAGTCTTACAGCAGAAGCGACAACAGCCGTGACCAGCTCGGTCATTGTTATGTTCGCCGACAGCTTGTCTGACGGGTTTTTCCCCACGACAACAGGTGATGCATATTCCGGTTTTTTGGTCTGGGGCTATCAGATTGAGACGGGGTCTTTTGCTAGCTCGCTAACCGACACGGGAACGAGCAGCAGCACCGCCACTCGCGCACTAGAGTCGTTATCTGTTGCCACGGCTGACATTCCCGGTTTTTCCGAGGGTGTTGGAACCGTGGTTTACGAAACTGGAGGCGTGGCGAGTGCGACGGAAACCAACCAGCTAGGGTTTGGGCTACGAGCTGATAACGCCAATTTCTTCGCGGCTGGCGTCAATAACGGAGGTGTTACAGATGCGTCAGTCAGGGTTTACTCCAAAACGTCCGGTGGCGACCAAGCTTTTCTTAACCCCGGCACTGCTACGGTCGGCACAGGTTACAAGTTGGCGTGTCGATTTGAGCTGGACAACATAGCTGCCTCGATGAACGGAGGCACGGTCGTTAGCGATACGAGCGGCCAAGTTCCTGTTGGTGTTGACACGCTGTGGGTGGGACAGCTTGCCGGAAACTACTACCTCAACTCAAACATCAAGCGCATTGCCCTCTACAACGAGGCCCTGTCTGACACCAACCTCCAAGCCCTGACTAGCTAACCACTGACACTCAATCACATGTTTACAGACTACTACCTGAAATTCGCCGACAAAGCCGAGGCTGACTCAGTGCTCTACACCGAGGTGCCAGTGGCTTGGGACAACACGGATCCCGAGAACCCTGTGGTGACCGAAACCGAGCAGAGGCAGAACTACCGAAACACGGATGTTCTTCCTCTGGTTGAGGACGTTCCTGGGACTTTCGATCCAGAGACCGGTGAAATGCAGGTGCCACCTCAATACGCCCTCGGCTACCACGTGAACATCCGCTGCCTCGATTCTGAGGACGGTGAAACACTGGAGCCTTACAAAGTCGATCCAACACCAGTAACACCCGCGAGGGTTTGGGCATGATTAGTGGCAAGTGAGCTGACAGATGCATTCCGCTGCGTATCCATCGGGGCTATCGGGTTTGGTGTCACTTTCGCAGACGGGCTGGAGGACTGGGCACGCCTCATTATTGCGATGGCAACCGCTGTTTACATGTGCGGGAAAGCTGTCGGTGTCTGGAGATCAATTTTCAAGAACGATGAGAAAGAAACTGATTGAAGCATTGTTTCTGTGTTCGGCGCTGTATTTCCTCAGCGGCTGCGCACAGCTAGGCAACACACTGTATGACCCGGTTGTATCAACGACTGAGGTCGATACACCAGAGGGCAAACAAACCCTGGTATCGACCAATGGCTGGGTTTTGAACCCAAGCATTGCCGAGGGCATCACCACAATCGGTGCCATAGCGCCGTTTCCGTGGTCTGGCTTGGCCGCTAACGCGCTCATAGGTGCTCTGGCTGTGTTCGGTCACATACGGTCTAAGAAGTGGCGTGCAGCCACGATTTCAGCTGTAGGAGCGGCACAGGAGTTCAAAGAACAACTCAGCCGCCTTGATCAGGCAGCTGCTGCTGAAGCCAAAGCCAAAGTCAAGACAGCTCAGAAAATCAAAGGCACTCAGCCACTGATTCAGCAAGCACTGGCAGCAATTGATCGGTGAGGGAACACCGCTCCTACAGCAAGAACGACAATCCACCACTGACGGACGGTGATACCGGTTTCGTTGGAGTGGACATGCGGACAGCTCCGCACTTGTTACCTGCTGGCTACGTCGCGGACGCACGCAATGCTCGATTTCGATTTGGAGTGGCTGAGCCCCGCAAAGGCGTAATGCCTGTCAGTTGGGGCGAGACTTATTTTGAGTTCCCGATTGATTGGAACGACGGCGACATCAACTGGAATCGCCAGGCAGACAACAAGTTCTTCGATGTCTTTGGTGCGGGTGTTTGGAATGACCCTGATGGCAACGACTGGATCCTACTAGCAGCCAGTAGCGACGACTCCACAGTCCAAATCTACCGGATGCGGCAAGGCAACCACGCTGTCAGAGTGCCGGTTTCTGTCACCCTGAGTGTTCCCACAAGAACCAACTACCAAGACATCAATTCTGAGAGTTTGTTCTGGTTCACTCAGGCGTTCGACAAATGCATTCTGAGTCGTGGGTATGACAATACTCACCTGGTCATGTCAGACTTGCTGACCGGTTTTAAGGAAGCCGCAGGCGCTTCTGGTGCTGGCGGCACCGAGAGCATCCCTAACGCAAAGTCTACGCTGTTCCTGCAAAACCGACTTCTGGTTCCCCACAAGCCAAGCGGGGCAAACAAAGCGGACCATGTCGCTGTCTCCGACATCCTCGACTACACCAGCTATGACCCTGTCTACAGCTCGTTCAAAATCAACCAGGGCGACAGCGACAACATCGAACGACTGTATGCGTTCAATGATCAGACC